CTGCATCAGCCACCACACCTAAAGCGTATTGGTAGATACGTGGGATTTCAATATCAATCAGGCCCAACTTCTTTGCAATCAAAGCGCCGACAAACGCGCATGTCAGTAAGCAAGAATAGAAACGGTCAGTCTGGTCTAAGCCCAGTGCCTTGTCCACCTTGGCTTGCATCTTGGTAAGCAGCTTCATCACATGGTCGCGGTTGTCGATGATGTACTGAATATAGACTGGCCCTGCCACGCCGTAGTTGGCGTTAAGTTTGCTAAACACTTCGTCAATCTCAATCTTAGTTGAGCCGGTGTACTTATGAAACGCAACCTCCAGTACACGACGAAGCTCACCATCTGCAGTGCTTTTCAGATTCTGCAGGGCATCCACAACAGACGCATTGCCTGATGAGATAGTGATGTTGCACCATGTCGTGTTGTTAACGCGCAGTTTATTACTCTGCGATTCCATACGGTGCTTGCCTCGCCCTGAGGTGAACCCATAAGCGTAGTCAGACAAGATCTCTGGCTTCTCGTTGGTAATCTCATCCACAGTAAACGCAATGCTGTTCATCATGCCAAGCAAGTGCATCTTGGAAGCGTAGGTATCGTCTTGCTTTAACAACAACGTATCGGGATTGCCAAAGATAGAGTTAACCACCATCTGCGCCGTTGACTTACCAGAGCCTGAGCCGTTGTGTTTAAGGTGTACCAATGCACCCTTTACGTTTTGCTTGGGGCCAATAAACTTAAGCAGGGGAGACCCAAACCCGAGGAACAAAGCCAACGCATGTGGCTCAAGTCCGGGCCTGTCGTAGAAGTTAGCGATCTTGCTCCACTCCTCCAACGTGCCAGTTGGTTTGAACTGTTCAGCTAGTTCTCGTGTGCCGCTCGATGGCGGCGCTAGCTTAGTTCCCACTGCCGTGTATTCCAACTCACCAACGACGAAGCCGTCCCCGTCAGGTGTCCATCCCATTTGACTGCGTGTTTTGTTCGCAGCGTACTGCGACTGCAGTTTGCGTAGTGTCGAAGCAAAATAAGCCATGATTGCATCCAAGTGTTTTCCGTATGCGACCACACCGTTTTTAATTAGCAGGTCGCGCATTTTGTCTTTGGTGAACAGCGTAGTCACCGGAGCGTAGAACCTGCGGATACCGTCTTGCTTCATGTGCAAGTTCAGCCCCACCATCTCGCCTTCGCCGTTGCCATACTGGTCTGAGTCAAAGAACCTCTCTGTCAGGTATAGGTCGTACGGGTAAATTTCAACGTCTTTCTCCTCACCATCGGGGGTACGTTCTTTCTTGAACACCCCACCTGCCGCACCACGGAAGTATGGAAACGGGTATGCAGGTATCGACATTGTGAGTGCCGGTGCAGTCTCGTCTTCGGGGGTCTCAATGATGTACTGGTCTCAATAAACTTACCCAACAGAATTGGTGTAGAAATCTTTTGCGGGCACTCCGCACACAACGATGGGTTGTTGTCCCGATACCACTCGCAGGTGTATGGGCCTTTGGTCTCAGCCGCCTTTGCTTCGGTTGCCTCTGCCGAGTAGTCAGGATGCCGTTTAGACATTGTATGGATAGCCGTCGCACCATCTTCGCAGCGCACAGCAATAGACAGCGCACCGCGCCACAACGGTTCTTCTAGCGTAGCCGCTTGCTCAATAGCGTGTTTCAGTTGCGCACAGCCGTTGCCGTTCATGCTACGGATAGCAATACGCTTAAACGAACACTTGGGGTAGTCACCACCGCCTAAGTCCTTAGACGTCTCGTCCATGCCGAACTGCTTGGCGGCACTTAAGTCCATCGCAGGGGCGGGTAGTAGCTCAGTAAACTCAGCAAGGGATACAGGCGTACCCATTGCAATAATTTGTACGGGTCTCGAGGTTTCGTTCTTAAAGTTATGTGTGCCGGGTATACGAAGGATGCGAGCCGCATCAGCAGTTACCGCAGGGTCAGCGAATAGTTTTTTCTGAGCGCACAAGCGCTTCAGTGATTTTGCGTGGCGCACCCACTCGGATGCCTCTACGTCTTCAGTCAACGGCCAGTATACGTGCAGTCCACCACCTGAGTTAACAAGCGTTGGGCTAGGGAGTTTTGTTTCGGCAATAAATATGGATAGGGCTTGAGCGGCGGCGGCTTGGTCAGCGTAGGGCTTACCTGTTCCGCAATCTAAGTCAAGGAAGAACGACCGCAGGAACGCTGCGTTATCAACCTTACGACCTGAGTCATCTTCAAATGTGGCGAGCGCAAAATACGCATCCACCCCTTGCGAGTCCATACCTGAGCCGACAGCCTCCACGTCTTCAATCGTCTGTTGGAACGACTGTTTGACGGCACCTGACCGAATACCCACAGTGCAATAGATGCCCTGCGTTGGTAAAACGGATTTGAGAAAGTCAGTCACAGAACCTCACTGGGTTGAGGGGAAAAAATAGGGGCAACAGTGCTACCTGTTACCCCCGAGGGTTACTTACGCTTGGATAAACGTGCAATAACTTTAGGCATTGCTGCCTGATAGCGAGCGCGCGGCACCGATTTACCAGTCATCCAGTTGTACACAGTCGCACGAGTCACGCCAAACATCTGCGCTACCTCGGTAATCGGTGTACCTTTGTTGATGCACACATCGGCCAACTGCATAACAATCGGCTTCTGGTCTGCATCTTCAACTTTCTGAAGAAAAAGGGTGTAGTGCCCTCGCAAGCTATTACGCATCGTCGTCAGTAGCCCAGTCACTCAGAATGTCTGAAACGTTTTTAGTAACCGCAGGGGTCTCAGGCTTTGCTTTGGCAGGGGTGCGCTTCACAGGCTCAGCCACGGCTTCCGCTTTCTCGACGGCGGCAGGGGCTTCCTTGAAGGCTTGTGGTAACGCAGGCATGCCTTCGGCTTTAGATGGAACCATCTTCAACTCGATTGCTTGCTTGGCGTCTTCGGTTTGGCTCTGTGCTTTACCCAGTTCCCACTCTTCTTTCGTCAAGGGGCGTACAGCACGGAACTTCAACACGGGCACTGCTTCGGCTGTGTCGAAGCGAGCTTCGGTCACGATGCCTGTGATCGGGATACCATGTCCTGACAAGAACTTACCAAACGCTTGCAAAGGCATCTTCTCACCTTCGGCACGACCGAAGTAGGACTTGGCAGGGACTGACAGGCGGTAGATGTTGCCACCAATGTCGTTCTCCAAAGCCACAGCCAAACGCTTGCTGTAACGGCAGGCACGAGCCTTACCGTCGCCAGAGCCTTCGATGTTCTGAGGGCAGGTAGCGCATGACTTACTCTGTGGGTTAGCCACTTCTTCGTTGGGCACTACGCCTTCGGCAGACCAGCAGGCAGGTTTAATGTCCTTGCCTTCTTCGTATTTGTCTGCATAGAAAGTACGAGTCACACCCTTGCCGGATGCGATCACCACAAAGTTCATGGCGCGCTCTTCGTTCTTGGCAACTTCTTCGCCACCTACGACCATGCGCCACACGCCGCCTTTGATTGAGATTTGCTTGCCACCAGAGCTACCTGCAATGTCGCGAGTAGTTGCGTCTGAAGCCTCACGTAAATAGTCAGGGATAACGGAACCGGATTTGAAAAGTGTCATGTTACTCATTTTGATTTCCTATTGGGAAGTTACTTGGATGAACGGCGAACCGTGATCGAGTATTTCGACTCGATATTCACACCTGCAGGCATTTTGTCTGGGTTCTCTTGGATGAACTGCGCGAAGTTACCTTGCGCAATCCGACGCTCGAGAAGGTCAGGGGCATCATGCTCACGGATGAATTTGTACATACTGTCCCAGTCACTAGTCCAGTAGCGTGTTTTGACAGATCGTGTGAACGACCCATGTTGTGTTTTGCCACCGTCTTGTCCGGTAGTCTTGCAGATTTCTAAAAGCTCTTGCTCCACGGCGGCTAACTGCACGTCGAGGTCAGCAATCTCAGCTTCCATCTGCTTCTTTCTAATTTCTTTTGCGTCACGTATTTTGATATACACATTGACTAACTGGCTTGCATCCATGCGATTCCTTTTGATTTGCGTTGAACTAATTTGAAATTATACACTGTCAAATTTCAGTGTCAAGCTCCTGTTTGTATAAATCAACAAGACTTTGATGTAAATCTATTTTGTTCTGCAGCATGGTGTACATGCGTCGCTCGACAGGACTGCCTTGCAAGTGGGTGACGGTAACGTGGTTTACCTGCCCTGCTCGGTGTGCTCGTGAGTTAGCTTGCAGATAGATCTCTGTGGAGCTTACTGGACCCCACCACACTACTTGGTTAGCACGAGTCAGCGTGATGCCGTGTGCGGTTGCCTGCGGAACCAACAACAGAATGCGTGGGTCGTCTTCTGTCTGGAACTGTTTGATGATATCTGCTCGGCGTGTAGAAGCAACGCCGCCATGAATTGTCTGCACTGTGTAGCCCTCTTTGAGCAGAGCATTCTCTACCATCTCAAGCGTGTGACGATATGGGATAAACACCAATACCTTGTGGTCAGTTTGCTCAATCACATTCAGCAGTTCACTCATGCGGTTGGCTACGTCAAACTCAACAACGCCCCCATCATCCGTATACACCGCCCCTTGCGCCACTTGCAAAAGTTTATTCAACATGGCCGCCGCATTTACGGCTGTGATTTCTGAGCCTGCTGCGATGGTCATCATTTGTTTCTTGAGCGCGTCATAGTAC